CTTACAAAACTATTAAAATTTTGTGGTTGTGATGTTTGAGCTATAAAATCTTTACCTGCTTGATTTATTAAAGGATTTGTTTTTGGGTCAAAAGGTTGTGTAAGTAACTTTTCTGCCATTTCAGGAGTGAATACTGTGGGTGTCTGCACAGGTCCAACAAATTGAGGAGCATTGCCTTGTCTCATTAAATTTGCAAGGTTTCTACTAGGTTGTAAATTTGGAGCACCTATACCAGTATTGGCAACATTACTGCCAAATTGTTTTGCACTTTCTTCTGTTAAAAATTTTGCATATTCTTCAGGATTAGTAAATTTGTATTGAGCCAAAGAAGGATCATTTAAAATACTTTCTCTAACAAAATCTGCTTGTGTGCCTGCAGCTATTGCTTCATCTGCACTACCTAAAACTTTTTGTTCTGCACCTGTGCTACCAAGTCCTTGAGCTACTCTACCAAGACCGTAACCAGTTAATCCAGCTAACATACCTTTTTTTAAATCGCCAGTTGCTACAGTTTGTGCAATTGCTGAACCTAAAGAAGATGCTAACAATGGTGATAAACCCCCTAAACCAATTGCACCAAAAGCAGCCGGACCTAACATTGAACCTAGAATGGGAGCAAGCATAGGCAAAAAAGCCTCTGGCAATCCTGTTTCTGGATTTATAGTCAAAGGCACATTTTGTGCTAATGCCTCAACCTCTATAGGGTTTACGTGCATTAACATAGTGTCACCATAACGTCCTTTAGACGTTATATTTTGTACTTGTTGTTGAAGATCATTCATATTATTCCTCCGTTGTTTCACAACCAAAAGCTGTAAAACTTAAATTACCATTGCTGGCGTATACATTAATTCTATCTGTTTCTGTAACTGTTATCCCTATAACTATTGTATCTGATGAGTTAGCTGCTAAAGCCTTGTCATAAAATAAATAATCTTTATTGCTGGTAGCTGCACCGCTTACTGCCACACTAACTCTATAAGTCACACCTGAACCTGATCTATTGCAAACGACTATAGAACTAATAGTTGTTTGTGTAGCTGTTGGCACGGTATAAAGAATTGTTTCAGTAGTACCTGCTGGTGCTTGTTGTCCTAAAACTTTTAAAGTATCAGACATTGCCTTTTGCTCCCATCAATAAAAATTGATGACGTTTGACTGCTTTAGAAGCAGCAGAAGTTTTTAAACTTTCTACTCCGTTTATTTCACTAAACACATCTTGAAACAATTGCTCTATTGTTCTTCTAGTTATTTGTTCATTAACTAATTCATAATTAGGTAAAGGCAAAGGTAAAGGAGGTGCTGATTTACTAGCCATTATTTAGCTCCATCGGGTCTTACTTCAAATCTAGTGTCACCTAAACGCCATTTAAAATCACCATCGGCATTTTCTATTCGTACTGCTACCTGTCGAGTTCTACCTCTAGTATTTTTATAATTTGTTGTTGCTGTCAAAGCCGAGGTAGATAAAGTGCTTTGTGCTTCGTTAGGATAGCGTCTGCCTTTTAAAACTAAATTGACTGAATCATTGGCATTTGATGAATCTTGAAATTCTATGTCAGGTATTATTTTGGAAAGATACATAAACTGTTCTCCTGCAGGGTCTAAATCTATATCAGCAGATTCTATATAAGCAGGAAAAGCTGTACCATCTGCTAAATTACCTGACTCATGGTTGTATAAATAATTTTTATCTGTATTGTCGAGCTTACCTGCAGCTATAGGATTAGTAAGAGTTGGTGCATTATCCCAAGCTGTACGAGTAAAATTATTACTAGTCGTACCTACTGCCCAAACATTTTCTGCATAGTTATAAGTAACATATCTATCTATTTCTGTACTAGAACTAGAAGCATAAAACCAAATAATTTCGTTATGCTCAGAATTGTTAGCAGCAAAAAATTTAAATCTTGAACCTTTGTTTATATCACTAAATACATAATCTAAAACTGTACATGGTAATCTTTCCACATTACCTGAAGCACGATAAAAAGCTCCATCGTCCATAAAAAATACTATGTTACCTATTGAAGCAGCAGCTTTAGGAGCTATCATACCTATACCACTAGCTATCTCATTAAAAGAAAAATAAAATGGTGAGCCAACAAATCGCATAGAAAATATACTAGCGTCAGTAAAAACTAAAGTTTCTTGTCTAGTAGCTATTGCTCCAACAATTTGACTACCTGATGATAACTTTACTCCACCAGATGAATTAGTTGCAGATGGTGTCCAGTCCACTAAACTCTCTGAATCAGACCACCTTACGAACAAAGGATCAATAGTTGAGCTGCCTATCGGATTACAACCAAAAGCTAAAACGTGTCTATCTACATCTGAGGTCATAACTTGGAAAGCAGCTAATGGACAATTAGAAGCACCTGCTAAAGAACTTGCTAACACGCTTCTATTGGCATCAAAAAAACCATTGCCTGATGTTCCGGCACTTACTCCGTTTGCACTTTGCCAAACATACAAAGGTCCACCTCTAGGTATAGCTACAGTATCAACACCAAAGTTATCTAATGACCATAGTCTTAATTGATTATTCACCGACACAGGACTGGTACTACCAAATGTACCATCACCCCATGTGCTTGCACCCCAACCAGTACCAGATACATATTGGTCTAGACCTGCATTTATATAATATTGACCAGCCGTACTACCACCGCCATTACCACTATCAGAACTATTTGCAGTTACGCTGAGTGCTATGGTGTAGGAATTTGCGTTGACGTTAGCTAAAACTTGATGCTCTGTATTTAAAACGGCTGCAGTTACATTACCACCCAAAGTTGCTGCACCTCTAAACCTAACAAAATCTCCGGGGTTGCAACCATGACTAGTATCATTGACTGTCAAAGTAGAAGAGCCATTTGAAATAGCAAAAGTAACATCACCTGCTGCAGTTGTATTTCTTACTGCAGTCACGTCATAAAAAGTATCTCCTTCTTGTACATATAATTTCTGATGTGTACCTAGAACATTGTAATGAGTTAAGTCTGTGTCTTTGTAAGTATGTATGGCACGACAAGTGCCATCAAAAGTATTAGGGGAATTTTTTGCCCAACCGCCTATTTTTTCTGGACGACCTAATCTAAATCTAATTTTATCTGAATCTAACCAGCCACCATCATTTGCATAAGCAGTAATTTCTTTATTGATTCCGGGTTTGAATTGAAACTTAACTAAGGGCATCTATATTGTCTCCCACGCTTCACCCTCAAAGAGCAAAGCTTCTGCTTCTCTTCTTCTAACTAAACCTTCTAGAACTTCGCCATTGCTTTTATTCCAACGCTTCATTTGATTTGGCACAGTATGGTAATCACCTGCGTTCAAAAGTTTTAACATAGTTGAATCGTTTAAATTAGTTGGACCAAGGTTATAAGTCCAACAGACTAAAGCATCAAATTGATTTTGCTCTAAAGATACGACAACTAATTTTTTTACGTAATCTTCATATTCTATTAATTCTTCTTCAAGCCAAGCTTCAGCTTGTTCTTGCGTACAAGTATCGCCTTCCTTAACATCTTTAATTCTGCCATAACCTATTGTAAGTTTGCCTGCTGGACAGACATAAGCTTCTAACTCACAGCCTTCAAATTTTTTAATTAAGGCTACGCCTTCTTGTGATATGTGCATATTACTCTCCCGACTTATTAGTGGTAACTTTTCGATAGTACACCACAACTTCTTTAAGTTCATTTATATACCTCTTTAATTCTTGTGTGTTGTAAGCCATTAACTCATAGTCTGGTACAGACATAGCTAAAAAAACAACTCTGCCTTGGTCATTTTCTATAGTTGCTAAGAACTCCTCCAAGTTCTTACTAGATACTACATACCAATAAGGTTCTTTTAAGTCTATCTCTCTTGGTAATATTGGTTGAACAATAGTTCTTTCTAATGGTTTAGTAATTACTTCTACTTGCTTAGTTGGAATTAGACTGCAACTGTAGACCATCATCAAGGACATCAATATTACGACTGATTTCTTCAATACTTTCAAATACATCTTTAGTTCCTTTATTTACTCTGGGTTCTATCAAACCGGGTTTTGCAAAAGCTAACTTGCTCAGATCATGTCTTTTAAACACATCTAAGTAGCGTTGCATTTCTGCTTCATACTGTTGGGTTTTAGATTGCAATTCTAACAAACCTTCTGTTTGCAATTTAAAATCGTTTTGCAAGCTTTCTATTGCTGCTTTTTGTTCTTTGTCTCGTAGTTCAAAGGCTTGATTTATTTCTGCCAGTCTAGAATTTTGCCAATACAAAAAACTACAAGCCATAAATAAA